TGCGTTCCAATACGATACCATTAGTGCGCTGACCATTTTTCTCGTCATATCTGGTCTTATCATAACCCAACTGATAGGTATGGTATTTATCGGTGTAGCTCTGACCTTTCAATTTACCATGATACATACGAGCCCAGACACCGTCTGTTCCATGTTCACCACTGCGAATATCGCCTAAACGTTTACGCAAGGTGTCATTAGTAGCTCTCCACAAGCTGTAATCACTGGCAAAACCATCGTTGATGGTTTCAGTATTGCCATTTTCCTTCTTTTGAATGTTTGTCAAATACCATTCAGTATCCAATCCACCAACCTCTGATCCATTTTCAATTGTAGGAGTCACACTCCATATTCCTCCATTATCTATCTCTTTACCAGTAACTTTAAGATTTTGACTATTGTCAACTACAACCAGTACTTTCTTATTATCACCAACATTATAGTTATCTATTTTGCTTTTATCTCTGACACCTACAGTTATAACACTATCTTGTTCAGCATTATTCACAACAACTGATTCTACAATAGTCTCAGAATCAAGATCTGTTTTTAGTATAAAATTAGTAGTTGTATTATTATCATTTATAAGATTATCTATTGTAAGAGTTTTAGCATTATAATCATTCCCACTAGACCAAGCAACAGTTCCCCCATTTGCAATGAAATCACCGTCAATAGACATACTTGTTATTTGATTATTTAAGAGCACATAAGATTTATTTCTTAATTCCAAATCTTCTAAACCAATCAGGTTCTCATAAACATATAAAGTAGCATTATCTCCAAGAAACACATTTTTTAAATTAGCATCTTCTCTTGCATGTATTTCTGAGTCATCATAAAGAGAAATGTTACTTATACTAACTTCATTCACATTACCATAGGTTCTTAACTCTGAACTATCATTTAAGGTTACATTATTAATATTTTGTTTTAACTCACCCTGTGGAGAATTGAATCGATCAGTTTGGCTTGCATCAATGATAGATTTACCACTAAAATCAGCATATTCTAGTACACTATTGTCATAAATGCTTAATGTAGTATCATTTAAAATATTTCTTTCTTCATTTGTTCCTGTAATTTTCCCATTTCCTGTCAACCTAATATTTCCACCATTACTCGTCAACTTTTTTACAATACTCTTATTTTTAATTGCATTGTTCCGTGTATCGACATCGAGAAATAACGAAGAACCTTTATCCAAAGTTATTCCAACGACCTCAGATTTATCTATTAATCTTATATAACTAGTACTCCCCACTTTTTCATTTAAAACTATATTATTACCATTAACATTGGTTAAGGTTATCACCCCGTCTGTAGAATTAACATTCGTTAAAACTCCTCCAGTCATCTCAAGTTGACCTTTATTCAGAATAATATCTGAACCATCAGAATTTGTCATTATTACTCTGCCACCAGAAGTAATGGTTGCATTAGAAAGTATATCGTCCGTTATGCGAACAGGATTAGTATTTATCTCAGTATTATCATATACACTTGCATAACCTGTTATATAATTTGCATTCATCAATACTATAGTTGTTAAAATTGCTCTTTTTAAGTTTTTGTTCATTAGTATCTCCTACTTTTTCCTCAATGTTATTTTTACAAATATAATATGTTTTTCAGCGAACTTATTTCTATTAAAATCACTATATCGTTTTCCTCATAAAGCAAGATATACAAAATATGTTTTCTTTTTTTACTAAACAAAAAAACCTACCTCCCTCAGAAAGTTTTCCGAGGGAGGTAGGCTATGAAAGTTTCACGCAGACGCATGTCCCCCCCATATATACTCTCACGCTATATAACTTTAAATGGTACATTTTATTGCTCTCTTACTTTTCTATATTATATATTTTTAACTTTTTCTGTTCAATAAACAAATAGTTAGTATACTTTTATATTTATTAATATTTACTTCAAATCCGTATTATACATCCTTATTTAATTCGTGCATTTTTTATCATCAGCATTCAAACATATATACTTTTTGTTCTTCGCATTATCTATTTTCTTAATATAGTAACACTTATGTATTTCAGTTTAGTTTTACATTTACATAAAATAAGCCTATATGTTATATACAGGCTTATTTTATAGAAATTCAAGTTTCACTTATCTTAAGTTTGATTTTTCAATAATGATTCCCTTTTTCGCTAAATTTTCCAAACATTCGTGCATATATACTTCATCATGTTCTAAATATACTTTTTCTTTTATTAAAGGTATTAAGTCATTTGGAACAGTGTTAATATGCTTTCCCCTATAATTCCTATAAAACCACTCACTACTTACTTTATAACCCCTATTAAACATCTCCTGCATAACCTTTGCATGATACAACTCAAGATCATGCAAACTATGCTTAAACACATAATCTACCACTCTATGCTTTTTACCCCAACCGTTACCTCGCATAGCACAACATTCACGATGCTGCCCAAGTAGCTGTTGCCTTGGTAATAATGGTATTAATTCTTCATGCCACAATCTCATTTTATACCTCTACATAAGACGACATTTTTTCTACTTCTTAATTTTATAATAAAAAAGAAAGCCTGACTACTACATTAAGTAATAGTCAGGCTTTCTTTAGTACGCATATGTTAACCACACACCAGTTTTTTTATCTTGCCAATCATACTCGCCTCGAAATCCTATATATTTGCCACCTATCCGGCGGCTCACTCCATAGCTGATACCTGTAACATAGTGATCAACATTAATCTTGGCTCCGATCTCCCGTAGTACCCCTGGTGCGGATGGTGGCAAGGATTTCAAGATTTCTTTCTGTAAGTTTTCTTGTTTCTTCGACGAGTTCAGTACATCTGTCAACTGCTTCTGCAGCTGATCTATTTGCAGCTTGGCTTCGCTCGATGCTTGATCCGATAGCGTCTGCTGTTCCCTTGCTATCTGTAATTCCACTGCTAATTGTCTGCTGATCTCCAATTGCCTTTTGGAGTTTTGTTCCAGTGTCACCAGCTCTGTTTCCGTTATCATGTATGCCGGCTCGGCTGAACAGGT